TACGAAAAAGGCTATAAGGAGGGATACGAGGAAGGGATGCACACAGTATCACCATCGCCTATTCGCAGACCAGTTCCAACCGAACAACCCAGAGATGCATTAGGAAAGATATTATGTGATTCAAAACCCCAAAGCAACCCATCCTAATGGCATACTTGCCACAAAATAAATTAGCTCATTGGCGAGAGAGCAACAAACCAATTTTTTGTCCCATACTTGAGACGAAAATGTCGAACCCAGTAGTTGACCATGACCATAAGACAGGAGAGGTCAGGGGGGTAATAAACAACAACGCAAATGCTTTGTTGGGGGTATGTGAGCGTAAATTTTTTAGCTATTGTTCGGGTAAGCCAGAGGACTTGCCAAGCGTCCTTAGAAACATGGCTGACTACCTTGAGCAGGCCAGCACTATGATATTACATCCAGTTGGGCTGAATCAATTGTGTACCCGATTTTCTCAACTTCCTAAAGAACAACAACTTTCAGAATTAAAGAGCTTGGGTGCTAAAGAAAATAAAATTAATGCTTGCAATAACAACAAGCAAAGGAAATCATTGTATCGAACATTAACTAAATTAAAATATGAAAGACATACTACTGTTAATTCAGACTGAACTCAAAGTAAACAAAACTCAATTCAACAAATTCGGTGGCTATCATTACAGAAATCATGAAGACCAATGTAATGCGATAAAGCCACTTTTGCAAAAGCACGGGGTTGTGCTCACTCTTAGTGACCACATAGTAGAAATAGCCGACCAAATGGTTCTGGAGTCAACCTGTACATTGTGGGCAACTACCGAAGACAAAGTAATTGCAAAAACTCATGGATACTCAGGCATTGACCAAAACCGAAAGGGTATGACGACTGAAATGGCTTTTGGTAGTGCCAGCAGCTATGCAAGAAAGTATGCATTTAATGCTATGTTCCTTTGTGATGACAACAAGGACTCAGATGCAACTCACAAATTTGACAAGTCAGAAACCACAAAATCCCCTGACGAATCAGAGGATGGTGAATGGCTTTAACGTAATAAACTAAAAAAGGAAAATATATGTCAAATAAACAATATGACAATACAAACGGGGGAGCCATATTTCCCAACGATAGAAAAGAAAAAGAAACGCACCCTGACTTTAGGGGTACTATTAATGTTGAGGGAACTGAATATTGGCTGAAGGGATGGAAAAAAACATCCAAGACAGGGACAAAATTCTTATCTTTGGCACTTAATCCAAAAGAGGTTGAAAAGCCAAAAGAAGAATTAACCGCTATCCCGTCAGACCCATTTTGAAACAACCAGAATACATACCAGTAAAGGATGGAGAAATTCCCTTTGACAAGGTTTGGTGGTTTCAATACCAAAAGCATTTGTGTGATGAAATTATAAAATTAACACAGCAAAAATGTAATGACTATACTGGGGGTAAAGCGTGCGTTAATCCTTTTTCCAACTTCGATGGTTCTGCTGATTTTGGCGTGCATCCTATTGTGGGTGTGTGTATTAGGTTATCCGATAAAGTACAAAGAGCTAAGACGTTTGCAAGAGATGGTAAACTAGCCTACTCAGCAAGCAACGATACTGTTCAAGACATTTTCACAGACATTATAGGCTATTCTTTAATAGTGCTAGGTATGCTGAAAAGAGAAGAGCAAAATGCGGTTAGCTTTTCAGAAGATATGTCCTAAACACAATAATAAACTCCTTAAGTCGGCTTACATCTAGTGGGTCGGCTTTTTTATGCCATGATTGAAATTGCAAACATTAAAGAAGCAACAGAAGTAGCCATCAATATGTACAAGAATGTTGACCTCAGAAGGAACACCCAAGAAGATAAAATTTTCTTTACTTCGTTGGGGCAAGTTTTAAACACAATACAACAAACACTAAATAATGCTAACGACAAAAATCCCCCACAGCCATGACGCAGAAGAAGCAACTTTAGGTTGTTGCCTCATTGATGGTAACTCAGAGGTTTTCAATCAAATAAGCCCTAAGCTTGAGCTAGATGATTTTTATGTAGAAAAAAACAGGACGATATGGCAGGCTATGGGAGCCTTAGTCGAAAAGGGGAGCGTGATTGATATGGTTACTATATGTGACCAAATTAATGATGAACACATATTCACGGACATAATGAGAATATGTAACAGGGTGGAGACATCTGTTTCAGTAAACCATTATGTAAATATTGTTTTACAAAAGTCTAAGCTCAGGAAGATAAGAAGGGGATGCATGACTGGGATAGACTTGCTTGACACAAGCGAGGAGCCAGAAGTCATAATAAACAAGATTAACGACCTAGCTACGGACAACAGGAGCAACAAGGATGAATCTCACATTACCCATACCTTGTATGAGATTAGGGATGAAGTACAAAGAATGGCTTCTGGGGAGTACGAGAAAGAATACATAAAGACACATTTACCGCACTTGGATGAAAAGATAAAGCTAGAGTTTGGCAGCGTTATGACTATCGCAGCCCCAACCTCAGTAGGTAAGTCAGCCTTAAGTTTAAACATAGCACTACGGGCTTGTTCCAAGGACAACTTTCCAGTTTTGATATATAGTTTAGAAATGCCCCAAAAGCAGATTAACAAACGTATCATTCAGACACTATCTAGCGTAAACTTGAAAGACATAGGGGAATCTGGCGTGGATGAATCCAAAATGGTAGAACTGGACAAGGCTATTGCCAAATTAGAGAATCTGGAGTTCCGAACAATACATGACGTAAGGAGCATTTCTCAAATGTCATCACAAATAAAAACATATGTTAAAAAACATGGAATAAAACTAGTCGTTATTGATTATTTACAACTAATACCCTGTAAGGCAGACAAGGTAGGCAGGGCTGAAGCAGTAGCGGGGGTTAGTCAAAAGGTTAAGCAAATAGCTCTTGAAAACGATATTGCCATCATTTTGGTATCTCAACTTAACAGGGAGGGCTCTAGGTCGGATAGCCCAGATTTGTTTCACCTCAAGGATTCAGGTTCGATTGAGTGTGATAGCGACATAGTTTTGCTTATGAACTACAAGGACAATGATGCCGAACAAGCCAAAGTATGTGACGAAACTGGCAAATATATGAAAATAGAGTACGTTATTGCAAAAAATCGTGAAGCAGAGCGAGGCGTAAAGGGATTTTTTAAATTTTACTATTTACAAGGCAGATTCTTCTAATATCTTCAACGAACAAACTATGGATACTAAAAATCACAACATCGAAAGACTTCAAACCCGAATCAATATGATTCGTGACGAAAGCCGTCATTTAAGCTATCAGATTGAAGCAATACAGGAAAAACGTCACAATTTACAACTTGAGAAGGCAAAGCTCAAGGATAGAATTGTTGAGCTCACAACGGCTCAACTGGTAGAGTAGTGTATGCTAGTGTGTAACAAGAGGGGTAATATGGTTCAGTAATGGCCATAGCGGAAGTTAGCCGTAGTTAAGTCCCCAAGGCTCCATCGCTGACTGTTCAGGGGTGGAGCCTTTTTGTTACAATAGCCCCACGGGTCGTTTTTATGCCATGGGCATACCAAGACTAGGAGTAGCCAATCAAAAGTCCTTATAGACCCCTTTTTGTCCAATTTTGATGTGTATGGACGGGGTATGGTTTATTTAACCAAAACTACCTTCTTAATCTAGGGGCTCGTCCCTGCCTAAGGTCTTCCTTTGGAGTGTCCTGCTCCCTCTCTGCTCTTTCCCTAGCACCAACAATATCTTCTTCGCTGGCAATGTCATCAACATCCTTGTCATCAAGGTATCTCATGTATTGTTGAGAGATGTAAGCGTCAAATGTTGGGTCATTCTCTCCTGATAGCAAGAGACTTTGAATACCCTTGGAGCCAGCCATAATCGTCTTGATTCTTCCCTCCAAGATTTTGGCAAATAGTTCAGGAGCATCATTTGCTGCCTTTAAGGAAGATAATATTGGCTTGTTGATAAAATCATAGCCCCCAGCACCCCATACTGCCGAACTAAACTTACTGGATACCCAACTGTT